GAATCCATAGGCCTTCCCCTTACACATGTAAAAAAAGTCCCTAAGTAAATCAAGCTCCGCATTAGTCCTTTGCTCTGTTCCGATCTCGTATTTTGCGCGTGCTTTTGCCCACTCAACGTTGCGTTGCTCGTAACCAGATCCAAGCACAATGATTGAAGTTAGAAACTGGGGGCCGCCACGAGTTCCTATGGTAAACTGTGTTGGTAATTGGATTTCATAAAAGGATGGCATTATGTATTCCTCCTATTCACTCGATCTACCGCTGCTATCATATCCCCCACAATTTGATCTTGTGATTTTCTAAACCCCTGAACATCAGGAGTAGTTATATTAAAAATTATTGGTGGAAGCCCCCTTCCTCCAGTTCTGATATTATCTAACTCATCAAGGGGAATGACTGCTTCTGGACCAGCTTCACCTAATATTCCAAGTGTTGGTTTTCTAACAATCCCCCCATCAGCAAACCCCCAAGGAGTGGCATATTGCGTACCTGCCGGTAAGCCGGTTCCTCCTCCACCTCCACCACCAAACAAACCACCAACCATAGTCCCCAAACTACCTAACATTCCTCCAATTTTGCCTGTTTGTCCCCCCTCCTCCTTCCCCTTACCTACTAATAATTCTTTCCATAACTGCCCCATAACATCAGCAGTAGACCGTTGAATACTGTCCAAAAACGCATTCCAATAATCCTCAAGGCTTTTCAGCTCCCCTTTCATAGCATCGAAAAAGAAATCACTAAAATTCTGTTCAATTGCTTCTGCAGTACGTTGGGAGATCTCAATCATGGTCTGGTTCTTTTCTACATATTCATCAATGATCTTTTGGTATTCTAAATTATACCACTCATCCAGCTTTACTTTATCATGTACATATTGAGTATACTTATCCCTCAATTCATCAAGTTTGAAAACCTCATATTGCATGCTAGTAAGGGTCGTTTTACGGTAGCTTTCTTCAAATTCTTTATTTACTTGCTCCCACATTTTAACGATATCCAAAACACGCTCGACCGCGTCCTTTTCCCTCTCTATTGCTTTGGTTTCCTTATCAATAGCCACAACTACTTGTAAAATCTGTGCATACTGTTTTCTGCCCAATTCAGTTTCCATCTTAATTCCTGCTTGGCGGGCTATTGTTTGTGCTTGCTGAACCGTCTGCGTTTCTCGCAACATGGCCTGTTCAAACTTTAGATTTGATATCATTTTATCAAAAGCCTCCGTGTCAACAGGAGTAACTTTACTTGGTGGCGGAGGGGGAGCAACGGCCCTTGTTTGATAAAGATCAGCCCCCCAAGGAGTTGCAAACTCTTGTGGCTTCCCTGCTTTCTTTTTAATATTCCCCATAAAGTAATCCCAATCCTTTTCAAGGTTCGCCCCCATTGCGGCCCAATTCACTTGAATTTGTGTATTAAACCCTTCCATACTCGTTACAAGTGTACCAAACTCTCTTTTTACCTCTTCAAAATTAAGCGTTAAGGCATACCCAATAATCCTCCCCGTTTTCCAAAACTCAGCAGCAACCAATTTTGCCAATGCAAGAAGATCCCCTACCAACATAGCAAAAACACCTACAAGTGATTTCCCAATAGCAATAACCGCCCGAAGAATGTATCTTCCATATTCATCAAGAAAAGTAGTAAATTCCTGCCATGTCGTTTTCTCAGGAGGTGTAATCTTTTTGAGCTCTTCTGCCGTTACGGCCGCTTGTATTTCTATTTTTTTCAATTGATTTTCTGTCTCCCCCCAAAATTCAAACCATCCAGCAGGAATGGCAACCATAACTTTCCATAAAACTTTAAATATATCAATCACAAATCCAACCGTCCTAATTATGGCCGTAAATGCTGTCTGAATTTCCGTAGCATGATCTCGAAACCACTTGGTCATTGCTCGGACTCCATCTTTAACAGAATCTCGGTACCTTTCCCATGCTCGCAAAACAGCCCCTTGAAGAGTTGATTTTAGTTCATCTAAAGCCCCCTGTACATCATCTCGAATAGTATTCGCTGCACTCTCAGCAACACCCTCCATAGAACGTATCCTGGCAATGTAATCTCTAAGTGCCTGAGAACCTTGATCCAAAATTACTTGAATATTACCCGCTCTTGCTCCAAATAGTTTTGTAATCTCAATTGTACTAAGTTGGGCATCAGCAACCTCCATCAAAATCTTTTCAAAATCCTTTAGGCTACCCGTGGAGTCCGTAATAGATAGATTGTACTTTTTCATTATTGCTTCAGCATCTGAAGAAGGAGCAAGCAATTTTATCATTGCTTGACGTAGGGTAGTCCCTGCCATAGAGCTTTTAATACCACTGTTAGCCAACATACCTATCATTGCCGTTAACTCTACAACATCTACTCCAAAAGATTTCGCTTTTGCCCCAGCATAAATAAAAGCATTTGCTGCCTCGTAAATATCCGTATTAGCCGTAGCTTGTACCGCCACAAGAGCATCGTTTACTTTTGTTAATTCCTGAACCTGCAAACCCATTTGTGTCATAATATTTGTAGAAATATCCGCAGCCTTTGCTAAATCAATTTGTCCGGCCGTAGCCAGATCGAGCATTTGTGGAAGAGCTACAAGAGATTGGCTTGCTTCAAGTCCAGCCATACTCAAAAACTTTAAAGCATCTGCTGCTTGCCTAGCAGTAAATTCCGTCTTTTCCCCCATCTCCTTTGCTTTATTACCCAAAGACTCAAATTCTTCTTTGGTAGCTCCAGAAACCACCTTCACAATATTCATTGCTCGATCAAACCCAGCCCCAAACTTAACAAAAGTTCTTGTTGCTAGTGCGGTTGCCATAAGAGCCATACTACCACGTAAACTAAAAATCGCTTTCTTTATCATCCCCAATTTAGTAGCAACCCCTGTAGCATACCGTGCCCAACGGCCTTCTGCTTGGGCTAATTCCCTCCCCACTGTCCGATCATAGCCTTTAACAGTACGCTCAGCTTGCCCCACTGCTGTACGTAACTGGGTTAAATCTGCCCCTAAAGTAGCTTGTAACGTTCCTATGTCCATTACTAGGCCTTCCTTTTCCCTTTGTGTTTACTCCACCTAAATATATCAAACAAAACGCTTTTCATTTCTTCCACAGTTTGTCCTTTTGGTTCTTCCTCTTTACCATCCCAATTAGGCATATAATCCAGTGGTGTAGTAGCCTTAAAACTTCCTTTCTTTCCCCAAACCGATCGTGCTATATTAACAATGGTGGAACATAACAACCCAACCCTATAATCAGCCTTAACCGTTTCTCTTGGTTCCAATGAATCAAACGCTTCCCATTCACTCACCTGTGCGGACGTAAGCAGATCAAGTAAATAATCCGGATGAGGATACCCTAACCTTTCACAGAGTCGGAAGTAGAAGCGTCGGCTGGGCCGTCCCCTAAGTTTTTTACCAGGTTCTCTTTATCTTGTTCCGAAATCTTATTCAATTCCTGTGCAGCGTTAACAATCCTCTCAAGACGGGCAGCACTCATGTTTTGGCTCAATCTTGGGTAGTCGTCTGGCCTTAAAATGTTTTTTCCATTTTCATCACAAACAGTATTCACAGCCAACTTGGCTCGGAAATCTTCCAGGGATCGTTCATAATTTACATCCCCTTTGGTGCCCTTCACTTCTATCATTAGCGATTGTTCAAAACGATCCCTTTCCCTCCCTGTCATCTGTCGCACAAAAACAAACGCCCCTTTACCTAAATCCACCCGTACAATTTGCAAATCTTCCTTTGCCAACATTGCTTCTCTGTCCAAAATCATTTGAACTTCCTTAACTTGTTCTTTTCTTTCCATCTCTTTAGTTTCATCAGCCATGATTTAGCCCCTTTGTTATAAAGTAATCCATGATTAGGATTAGTTAATTGTTAAGCTCCAGCACTCGGGCCACTACCAGATTCAAGACTAACCTGTCCACTGATCTGAATAGTAACCTCTACAGACACCTTATCATCGGTTGGGACCGTCAACGGAAGCTCCGTAATCAGCCCCTCAAATTCCAAACTCGTTTGATCGTCATCGGGCAACACCAATTCATAATTCTGAGCAGTATCGCTTTCAAAATCATTTTTCATTGTCTCGTAATCATCCCGTTCAAAGTTCATTGAAAGTACCACAGTTCCAGCATTACGGAATCCAGCAATGAACGTCCGGTATCCACCAGCAGTATCTAACGCCGTAGTATCAATTGTGTCCCGCGTCATTCCTGGCCCAGTAATATTAGTGACATTTGCTATTGAATCCCATTCTCCAGTACTTGAATTCCATCTCCTAAATATAGTTCCTACACCTGCAATTGCCATAATATTCACCTCCTTTCTTTAGATTTACTTTCCTTTCTTAGGGTTTCGCCCCTGCCCGGTTTTGCGAGGGGTAACACAACCACCTCGACCTTTATTAGAACGATTTCCTCTCCCTGAACCATCCTGTCGGGGTACTCCTTTTTTTGCCACAATTATTGCCTCCTTTGTATATTAAATGTTGTTACAAAACGTGCCCGGCTATTCTCATCCCAATCAAGCAACGCTGGCTCAATAGAACAAGCTACCAGGCTATATAAAGTTCCATTCCATGTTTGTTGTGCCCGGCCATGCAATGAAACTTTAATGTTATTGATCAAATCCCACCCTGACATATAATCATGATTCCTCACTCGAATCTGTACCGAAGGGTAGTAATAATTTTCTCCCTGCTTAAATGTCAACAAGGGGGCAAACCCAGGGGTGTCAAAAATAGTTGCACAATCAATTGGTTTTGAAGGCTCCTTCCCAATGAATAGATTCGTTGTAAAAACAAGTCCCAGGGAAGTATCAGCCACCAGCATGTCTTTTACGTCTTCACTAGGCGCATTCATGACTTAATCACAGCCTCTTCTCGTATTACTGCTAATACTTTAGCAGTGTTTCGTTTTATTGAAGCCTCTAAAAATTTAGGTCCTGATCCCTCCCGATTCCACTTAATTTTCTTTCCAATCATTTCATGAACAAACCAAGCATAAGACGCAGTAAACGCCATTAACACTACAGGATTATTGCCCATATAATATGACTTCGTTTCATAACTAGCCCTAAGATCACCGGTTTTCCCTACAGGTATTTTTGGGGGGGTCTTATCCATACCCCTTCTTATTATAATTTGTGCTCTAATTAAACCCTTCATCGTTCGTCCTTCAATCGCCTTAATTTCCTTGTTTAATTTACGAAGTACTTTATCAAGTCCTGTTACACGTTTCGTCACCATTACAAATATACCTCATACACAAATTCATCCGTACTTCGAAACAAAGGTGTTTTGTCTACACGTAGAATTTCATAAGCCCCATCTACCGTTAATGGATTTACCTTTTGCCCAGAATCCAAATCATTTAAACTTCCAAGGTACAAATACCCTTGTTCATTTATTATTGGTACTAAAAGCTCCTTAAAAAAAGCAAGATTCGTGTTTGTAACATCTTCACAAAAAACTACAAATGCATTGCCGGTTAAAGATAATACTTGAATG